AACATGGTGGGCTTATCAACGATGCCGCCCATGGCGAAGGGGGTGATGCCCCCCATTAGATTTGCAGCGTTCAGCCCTGCATCTGCTGAGCCGCCAGAAAACTTGAAGCCACCGCCGCCAGGCAGCAAACGAACAACCTGATTCAAAATCGCTATCGTGATCATCTTCTGGATGATCTGCGCAGCCATGTCCAAGAAGTACTTAGCCGTATTGCTGAAGAAGTTCGCAAGCGCCTCTTGAGCCGTAGCGCTACCTGTAATAGCGCTCATAAATGAATCGGTGAATGCAGTGCCGATTGCATTTGCGGCGCCTGTAACCTGATTGACTGGATCTAAAAGCTCTTCTAAATCTTTCTTGAGCGCCCTAATGTTTTGAGAAATGCCCTCGGCAAAAGTAGGATCAACGGTCTGCCTATAAAGATCAGTAAGCTCGTCGGCGTTAGGCGTACCTTGCTCTTCTAAGTTTGTCCTGTACCTAGAAATTCTTTCTTGATCGCTTACGAGGCCCAGCTTTTCACGCAAGCTAAATAACTCATCCTGAGAAGCTTTCGCGGCAGCCTTTTGCTCAAGGGCGCGACGCTGGGCTTCATCCGCCAAGGCCCCCTCATACTGGATAAGAAGAAGCTTGTCCTGAATCTCCCTCTTAAGAGCAGCCTCTTGTATTATTGCGGCTTGATTTTCATCGCCAATTGCCTGAGCGACTGCGTCACGATACTCGAACTCATTTTGTGCAGCCTGCTTTGCGAACTCAAGCGATATTTTTTGATTGTTTAGTTCATTTACTCTTGCAAAATTATTTTCAAATTGAGCCTTGCCAATCTCTCTTGAGTTTTCAAGGAGCATCAGCTCAATGTCAAGAAGTTTTTCGCCATTCCTTATTGACTCAAGCTGTGATTTGCGCTGCTGCTGCTCTTTAGAGCTGCCCCCTTTTTCGTCTTCGTCTTCCGAGTTAGGACCAGAGAATTCTGTCAACTTTTGCTTTGATGGCATTGGGGCAATCTCGGAACTCAAAATTCGCTGACTTTTTGCAATTTGCAGGTCTATCTCATTCAAATTTCCCTTCAATCTGCCTATCTGACCAAACATCACTCCAAAGATTGTCTTGACTCCGCCTCCGCCATAACCTGCTAGCTCTGCCGCTTTTTCTTCTCTTTTGGCCAGAAGATCTGTCAGGTTTTTCTCTTCTTGCCTTAATCGACTCTGCGCTGCGTCATAAGCAAGACCCCTAAGTGTATTGTCAAACTGTCCCGACTCAAGGCCCTTAAGCAAGTCTTCCTGTCGTTGTCCACTCCGGATGCCATTGAAAAGAAAATCTATTCCAACAGTAATAATCCCAAGGGCGGCAAGCTTTGACATCGTCCCAAGCAGCGCTGCAGATTTCTTATCGGCGACACTGGCCTGAACTGCAGTTTTACTCATCTCAGCCTGCAACATCAAGAACATCGCCTTAACAGGCCCGTTCAGTGCAGCAAATGCCTTGAAGGCAAAATTAACTGCGACTATCTTCGCGGCCAAACTTGCTACCGTGCCAATAGCTTCTCTGTTGTCAAAAATAAACTTCATTCCATCGCCTACAGCCTTGGCCGCGTCAACTAATGCTGGCGTAATGTCCGTCAGAAACTCAGTAAAAGCATCCTGGAATTCGGCGCCAATTGGCTGCAACGCTTTGCCTACCTCTTGCCGCATCTTGTCGTAGGCGACCTGAAGTCTTGCGCCCGCCGACTCAGAAGATTTAGCAATTTTTTCCGCCAGCAATCCATATTCATTCCCTAATTCAACCAAGAACTTCATCAAATCATTCAGGCCAACTTCGCCGTCTTGCAAAGCTTTTGTAAGCTGCGGCCCTGTCCTGCCTGATGCCTCAGCGATTTTATTGAATGTGCCAGGCAATCTTTCAGCGATCTGGTTGATTTCTTCAGCTGAGACTTTACCTTTACTGAAAATCTGAACCAAAGCAGTTACAGCACCCTCTACCTGCTCTGCCCCACCACCAGTCGCAATAATTGCAGAGTTGATATTCTTGAATGCAAGTTCTGCATCAGCAACTCTACCATCAGCGCCTTTTACGGCAGCCGTTAGTCGGGTGATCCCTCGAATCGCAACCTCTTGAGGCACGTTGAGGTCATTGGTGACACTATTTGCCGCTTCTAGCGCACGATTGTATTCTTCTTGCGGTCCAGAGATGCCCTTAAGAGCAATCTTCAGCTTTTCAATCTGAGCCGCATACTCTGCATAGCCGCCAAGCTCTCTCCTAAGCCCACCAACCTGAGCGCCAATAGCAGCACCTGCAAATGCACCGCCAACCCCACCGATAGCACCGATGGCACCACCCAAGAAACCCTCAGGCCCACCAAAAATGCCACCCGAAATAGCAGCACCTGCTGCTTGGGTCATCTGCATTGGGGACATGCGGCGGCCACGCATCCGACGACTGACGCGCTCAGACTTTCGATCTAAATTTTCAATTTCTGAAGTTAAACGACGGAAAGCTGCTGAGGTGGTGGGAACTTCATTTCTTTTCGCAATCAAGGCATTTTTTAAATTATTAATGCTGCTAATGCTGCCATTGTTTGCCGCCCGAGCGTCTCTAATTGCTTTGTTATATGGCCTGTACGCAGCAGCAGCTTCTTTTAATGCGGAAACTTGTTTTTTGATTACTTGTTCCCCGAAGCCGACTCCAGGAGCCACGCCAACAGCAGCAGAAGGCGCTGCAGCTAAAATAGCCCTCGCTCTTTCTAAATAATCCCTCGGAAGATCTGCTGGCGCCAAAGGGCGACGAGTCGTTTCAGCGGCGCCACTTCGTAAAACGCGCTGACCAGTCTGAGGATCAATATCATACGGCAGTTCTCTTCTTGCCATCCCGCTCATCGCGGCACCAGTGCCTGGAGCCGATGTCTGTCCAGCAGCCGGAAGAGCGAGCGTTTGTCGCAGAACTTGGCCTTCTGCATCAATTCTTTCAAGGAATTGTCTGCCTCTTATTTCGGCCGGAGTTTTATAGCCAGGCTGATCACGTTCCAGGTACATCTTACGAGCGACAGCTCCGTAATTAACCTGAGAAGCTGTTGCTTGTCGCGTCATGTCTGCGACATTTTGGTAACTATTAGCAATCTGATCAAGCTCTTTTTGAAGATTATTTACTTGCCTTGCGTTCTCCGCATATTTAGCCGAACCTTCTGTCGTCTCAGTATTCAATTCAGACATTTCAGCCTGAAGCTGTCCAATCGCTTCACGCAGGTTTTTTGAGCTTCTAGCGGCAACTCCGGTATTTAAGTCTCTGACAAGCGCAGCGCCCAACCCCTGCGTAGCTGCAGCTGCTTCGCGCTGAACTCGGGCGACTTCAAGCGAAACCTGCACGTAATTGCTGGCATCCCGAGATGTATTGGCAAGCTGCTCTTGAAGTTCTCGAAGCCTTTGATTAAAACCTGTTGTTGTATTTGGTAGTTCGCCAATTCTTTGATCAAGGCGACCAAGCATTCCAAGCATTTCTGGATCTGCAAATGCAGCGGCCATTGCGCGTGCAGATTCCCTTGCGGATCTGGCAGTTTCCTGGAAAGCAACCTTAATTCTGCCAGACAGTTTTTGCTCAATTTGCGCTTGAAGTTCTGCAAGTTGCCGCGCAATTTCGTCGTTAGCTGCCTGTATGTCTTTTGGAGCAAGAAGTTTTTTTATGCTCACGTCGCTCTCTTCGAGCGCCTCTTCATAGCTCCTCCTGCCAGCCGAAGTCGCGCCCCTTTCTGCTAAACCAGCAACTCCTCTGCGAACCTTTTTTTCGCCCTCAAGCCTTCCCAGTTTTTCCCTCTGCTCGCGAAGCGCTTGAGTGACAAGATCCAAGTCCTTTATTTGTTGCTTAGCAGCGCCCGAGGATGCACTAATGACTCTTCCAGAACGCGCCTGAGCATTTGCAAAATCTTGCGCTTCTTGATTTACTTTTTCAAACCTTTCCGCAAGCTTGTCAATGCTTTGTCCGAAGGCATTAAAAGCATCAGAGTCAAGTCGAGTCTCTCCCCTGAGAGCTGTCAGCCTTTCGATTACATCTTGAATCTGCGCAGCTGTTGCATCTGCGGAAGAACCTAGTTCTACAAGGGACTTTCGTTTTGCTTCTACGGCAGTAGACGATCCACGAAGGGTTGACTTAAGCTCTGAAATTTCTTGCGTCAGTGCGGTGTAAGCTTTCCCGCCCATCGTGGCCTGCTCACGCAGCCCCTCAAAAGCCTTGATCTGCCCCTTTATCGTCGCTTCGCTATTACCAGCCTCTTGAGCAAACTTGGCTACATCTTTCGTAGCTTGAATAATATCGGCATCCGAAAGCTTTATTTGCTTCGATAAGTCGCGGAATGATCTATTCAGCGCTCCAAGCTTTTCACCGCCCTTGATGCCAAGCTCAATAGCAATAGGCTGAACAGTTTTAGCCATCTTTTTTGTTCAGTTCTGCGAGCGCGGTTGCTTCCATCACTTGGATGTCCTCTAGCAAGCCGCGTGGATTATCTACATCATAAAGGGACATCAAGCCACCGGCACCAAGCAGCACTTCATACTTCAAGCCGACATAGCCACCCATTGTGACGTTCCATTGCGTTTGCATACGCAGGAACATCATCAATGATTCCCAGTTTTCTTCCCATACTTCACAATGCTCCTCCTCTGGAGCGGCCTGACGCTGCGGCTTCAGACCGAATGCAGCAGCGTCATCAGCGCTTTTGTCCTCTATCTTCTTGCCGCCTTTCGCCCAGTACTCGACGGCAGACTTCAGTTTCCCAGACGAGCACCCTCGAAGGTTTCGGTATAAGCCTTCAGCACACCGCGAATCCAATAAGGATCATCAGCAAACTCTTTCATAGTTACCTGCGAAAACGGCACAGCTTTGCCATCCTCATCCTCAATACCCTCCCAGCCAGTCAGCACAGCCTTCAAAAGCTCAAGGTCACCTTTGTCCGCAAGCTTCTGGAACTCAGAACGAGGCACTCGCTTAAAAATAGCGTCAAACTTAGACTCTTCAAATACACCGCCATCAGTAGGCTCTTCAACAGTTACAGGCCACTTGAAGGTCTTAACCTTTTTGCGAATAAAAGCCATGAGGCAAAATAGACTCCAGCAAACTATACAGCAATAAAAAAAGGGCCGCAATGCGACCCTTCGTTCCCCACTCGCCTTGGATCAAGTATAGATCAAGCTGAACTCATCGTTGCCCGCAGTTGATGGAATCGCCGTGTAG